CCCATCAGAAGGTGATCTCTATATAAGCGTTGTTTCCGTCACCCCGGATATCGAGCTTGCCGTTATTCGACAGCAGCCGATCAAAACGAAGTGTGCCGAGACGGACATTTGCAAGTTTCAGAATGCCCCCCTCATATACAAACGGGAGGTTGGCGGCGGATCCGTCCCAGATCACGAACTGATCAGCGATATTAAGGATCCGGCTGCGCAGATTGGAACCATCCTGATAAACCTGAATAATCAGGCCAGACTGGATGAAGCTGCTGTTGACGGTTGCCCTGACCAGAATATTGATCTGCGCCAGAACGCCACTTGGAGCCGGCACCTGCGCCTTGAATGAAATCAAGCCACCCGCCGAAACGTCCCCGATTGAAGCTTCCACACCAAGAAGGGCCTGCGCGATCGCCTCCAACTCGCCATCGTGATCACTGACCTCAGTGGACAAACTCTGGAGAGCGGTTGCGAGACCGCTAACCCGAGTATCCGCATCAGTCATCTTGGACTGGAGCGTTGTTGTCACCTCGGCGAGCGCGCCCGTCTCATCTGCCCGGATACGCTTTTCTTCCACGATTTGCGCAAAGGCATCGCGGAACTGTTCGGTGTAAACCTGTCGATCGACGACGTTCTGACCAGTGCCCATTGCGGCATCGGTCGCAACGCGCTCGATCAGATCGCGATAAATGGTTTGCACCTGAGATGCTTCGGCAATAATAGCCTTCGCGTCTTCACCAATTTGAGCGAGCTCAGCCAGGACATCGGTATAAGGTTGAGCCGGTGTCGTGATGAATTTCGGGGCCGACCATGGGACGGTGCGGAATGGTTTCGTGATCAGCCGTGTTTCAACACCATACTCGGTACTCGAAACGATGCCTTCGGTCAGGGGCACCACGCTTTCGTCAACCGGTGCCTGTTCAAACAGAACGGCAGTTGGCTGAAGTGTAGGGTAGTATCGAAATTCCACGCCGGTAACGGTGACGTCCTCAATGGGATCGCGCTGCGTCCTGATTGCCGGAAATTTCTTGGCACCGGCAGCAACGATCAGCGGCGACAGGTAAAGATTCTGGACTTCGCTCAGATAGTCAGGCGCACCTACGTCAGGTGTGATGACTGGTACAGTCGTGAACTGTGTCGGGTCGAAAATTCCATTGCCGACTTCCTGAACGCTTACATGGATATTTCGAGCGCCCTTTGGGCCAAGCGGGCCCAACTGACGCGTCAGTATCTGCAGCGTAAAACTCTGGTTATATTTCTTGGAGTTCCACAGAGCCCACCGACCGATGCGCGCAACATCAAGAAACTTCGGATGAAGCACAAACGCACCATTCGCCTGATATCGGCTGGCACGAAAAGCTATGTCGGCCAGGCGATCAGCGACACGGACGTCTGTGACAGCCGAAAACGACAGCGACACCGCAAGGCGTTCCCGGTCCTGCGCTATCGCATCCTGATTAATGCGGGTTGCCAGCGGTGATGTCTGGTAGAATTTGTCGGGGTCGACATATTTGCCCGACGTCGTATTCACCAGTTCGACATGCTTGCGCTTGAACGAGAACTTGAAGGATTCATCCCAGCTAATGTCGTCATCAGTGAAAGTGAATGCGACAGCCTGATTGGCTCCGACAATCGGATACTGACCGGCGGCGTCTTCGACCCATGACGCCGCGCAGGCTTCCCGCAGAGGCCGCATATTGGCTTCATGTGCAGCGCCGTCGCCTGCGACCGCGATGAGCGAGGCACGGTATCGCTTGCTACCATCGGCCATGGTTTCATCGCAGATATTGGCCGCCACCGTCCATTCGGAAATCTTGGAATCGAGCCGCGCTGCCGGTGTGCCTTTGCCGACGATCAGTTCGGTTCCGTTGTAGATTCCGCGCTCAAGATTATACATCAGGACGACGGGGTTGTCGGAATAGACCCACGTTGACTGATCTTCCCACCGGCAATTGCCGGTGCCACCCTTCGTGGAATCCAGACGCCAGTCATAGGCCGGAGCCCCTTCGATCTCAAAGAAAGCCTGCCACGGCTGGGTGATGTCTTCCTTCTCGATCTGATAGGTAGCAATCGCATAGGCGATACCGGCGCCGCGATGATCGGCTGTCCATCGCGTTGGTGGGTTGGCACGCGCAATCAGGCCGGGATCGGCCTGCTGGGTCATTGTTCCGATATAGGTCTTGATCCAGAGTTCGGCTCCGCCGGGACCCTTGCCAATGCCGGGTATGCGGTAACCGGCCTCGCCGTTCTGGGCACCCTCGGCACTTAACCATTTCCCGTCGTACATGATGCGCCTGATTTTCGTGATGCGAAAATCCGAAAGACGATAGACATCCTGTACCCGGCGATTGCCCTTGCTGAAACTGTTGCGGTAAACATGCTGGCCTGCGGTGCCGACTGTGCCAAGAATGACCTGACGTGGCCCATCTTCACCATAGGTCGTTTCAAGCTGGGAGGCCTGTGACTTCTGTTTCTGCCGGCCCCACTTGTCGAGAAGTGCGTTCGCCACCATTCCGAGGCCAAGACGTGCGACCCCTGCAAGCAGACCTGCGCCACCAAGAAAGGACGCAGCGCCTGTAAAAAGGCTGCCAACAATTCCGATAACCGACGTGACGGGATCAGCGTGGGCCGCTGGAATCAGAGCGGTTGACCAGAAAAGCGACGCGATCAGAATCCGTAAACGCTTGCGCATCAGCGTCCGCCGATCTGAAAGGCCCGCGCGACGTCAGTCATCGGACGAAACACCAATCCGTGGTCGGCTTTGACTGCGAAACCGTATTCGGTGAAATAGCCAGCGGACAGCACGCCATTGATATCGATGACGCCAACGTCTCCCCTCCATGCCGACAATGGGCCAATCGCAGGAAAACGCTTTGCAAAGACTTCCTCGACCGACTTGCATTTGCGTCGACGCATGGCCCGTAGCGCGCCTAGCTGATCCGAATAGGTTCCGCGAATGGAGGAAGCGAGGTCTTTCCCGGTAACAGCTTCGATGGCGTCAGCAGCCGTGAGCAGGCAATCGCACACGCCCCATTCTGCAGGCATGCCAATATGTTTTTCGGTCACGCACGCAAGGCGGCGATCCCAATCCGGTAGCCGGTTGAGTTTCATGGAAGAACCGTCGATGTATGAGGGGTCACATAGTGATTTCGTGCTTCTCGGCTTTCACCAGAGAGGCGTACTGGAAGAAGCGGTCGCCGGGTGAGACGATCTGCTGATCTTCATGAGATGCCGAACGGTATCCATCCTTGTGATTATCGAGTGCCGAAGTCTCGATATGGATCACAAGTTTCATCGAACGTTCGTCGCGCACGTGGTCGATTGTGTCAACATAACCGTAATAAAGCGGTTCAACATGCAGCAGCTCGCGCGTGTCCGGATCAAAAAACGCATCCGAGATCGTTACGGGCCGTCGCTTGTATTCCTGCTGCTCGATCGTGGCCAGCTTGTCCTCGGTGTACCCGAAGTCAGCACGTGCGGGCATTTCGATCGTGAGCGGATAGGCGGCAGTGCCGAGACCGATTGCTATATCCTCGACGCTGACAAGCTGGTTGGCGTGATAGGTGATACCTTCGTAAGAGAACGCGCCCTTGCCATTCCAGACACCGTAAGTGCCGGTCCCCCATTGGTATTTGATCATGCCCCGGATAACAGCCCGACCGTCTTCAAGAAGCTGTTGCAAACGTGATGGAAAAGCCATTAGCGCGGCACCTCTATCAGCTGCCAGGACGCCACGGGGAATGCTTCCTCGGAAAGCGAGAAGCTGTCGGCGACCAGACGGGTGTTCATTTTCGGATTCTTCACGGTGACGACAGCGCCCACGGCAATATAGCTCATGATGGGCGGCCAGACGGCAACGGTCATGACGCCACCCGAACTTGCAACACCGCCTACTGTGACTTTATGCAGGGAATGATAGTCGCCCGTTGTGAGCGACAGGTAATCGCTCTTTTGCATTTTCAGACCTGCAACAAGCCCCGTGACAGTGAGATTCCGGGCGTTCTGGATCGATTGCACTACGCCAGTCCTGGCAAGATGCGCATGGTTAGGCTGGCCCCAATATGCTCGCGGCAGGCAAACAGTAGTGGGCGTATAGATAATGGTCTGCATGCCGTTTCTGGCATCGAACTGGAAGCCTTCCACGAGCAACAGTTCTTCGGCCTTCAAAGGGTCCGTAGTCATGGACACGGTCCAGAAGGCATCGGCATATTCGACGAATGAGATTGCCCGTTGTCCAAATGCGGACATTGACACGGGCTCATTGAGCTTTGGACGTGACGGACGATAGCCGACAGTCGGAAGCAGGATCGCAACCATCAGAGCATACCCCGCATATGAAGTTCCTTGATATCCTCAGCAAGCTTTGGAAGGCTGCGCTTGTTGACCTCTTCAATTGTCTTGCGAATGGTCGCCTCATTCCCATCCGAATTGCCCATATCGATCTGATAGACCGGCGAAAGAGTGATAACTGGAGATGTGCGCTGTTCCTGCGGGGCTGAGGGCAAATCGGACAAACGGAGATCGACGGGAATGCTGCGACCGTCTGGCAACGGAACGGCTGCTTCCGTGCCTGCTTCGCCGAAAATAGCAGGCTTGTCTGAAATGCCGCCATTGGCATAGAGACCAATGCCGCCGTTCATGGCGATGGATTTTTGTCCACCAAACCCGAGCAATCCTCCGATGAACCCGCCGAGGCCGATGTTTCCCGAGCCTCCAAACAGGCTGTTGAAGAAATCGGCATACGCGCCTTTGCCTGTGATGGCTGACTTCACAATTTCAATGGCGAGCTTTTTGAATGCGTCGCCAGCGTCTTCCGTACCGGCGATGACATTCCCAAGAGCATCAACCGCGTCCGATTCCAGCTGATTGAGACCGTCGATAAAATCCTTCTGGGATTTATTGGTCCGGTCCTGCGCCGCTTTTTGTGCGTCGATGACTGTGATCAGTTCCGTAATACGGTCTTTCTGTTCCTTCGTGGCACCGGCACCAAGCTTGCGAATTTCGGTCGCGATTTTTTGCTGGGTCGCCGTCTGCCCGATCAGAGAGTATTCCAGTTCAAGCGACTTGATGAGTTCGTCTGCCGCCTTTTTCTGGCGCTCGGTTTCGGAAAGGGATTTCTTCGAACCGCTTTTACCGTCGTCGACCTTCAGGCCGGTTGGCGGCAGTTTGACTTCCTCATTCTTTCGCTCTGGAAGCTTCTGGTTTTCCTTCTTTGTCTCGATCAGCTTTTTAAGCGCAGAAATTTCCTCATCGATAACGGGGATGCGTCCGCCATCGTAACCGCGAGCCAAAGAGCCCCGGAATGAATCCTCGGCCATGATCTGGCGCTGACGCTGCTTTTCCGCAAGCTGCTGCTCGAGTGTGGAGATCGTGCGGTTTTCAGCGGTGTTGAAGAGATCGAGAACGTACCTGATTTCCGAAGCAACACTGACAACAGCCTGTTTCAGGTTCGATCCCACAGTCGTGACGACGGTGTTGAAAGCCGCATCAAGCTCTGCAGCTTTTGTAACCAGTTCGTCATCCATGACGATGCCAAGCTGGTGGGCCTCATCAATGGCACGGCGGATGCCATCCTCGCCTTGCGCGATCAACTCGACAAAACGTTCGCCGGCACTGCCTCCGAAGAGTTCGTCCATGACGCGAATTTGCGCGGCCTTGTTGAGTTGCTGCACTCGACCAATAATCTCGACAAAAAGCTGAGACGGTTCTTTCAGTCGATTGGCAACATCCTTCGCGCCAAAGCCGAGGCGCCGAAACGCTTCCGACGCCGACCCCTTGCCGGTTACAGCGAATTCGTCAGCACGGAGGCTCAGTTCCTTCATGCCGTCAATCATCGCATCGACGTCAATGCGATTCTTCTCGGCAACGTATTTCATCTCCTGAAAGGCTTTGATCGAGATGCCGGCGCGGCGCGCCTCGCGATCGATGGAGGCAATGTCGCTGATGATCTCCTTTGCGCCATGCAGGCTCAGACCGACGCCCAGCCCGGCAAGAGAAGCCTTGAGAAGGTTCGTGCTGCGGTCAATTCCGGACGACAGCAATGAAAAATCACGCTGCGCACTTTGAGCGGTGTTTTTCGCGTCGCCGCGAACACGTGTCATCGCATCGTGAAAGCCGCGCGCATTCGCGCCGATAAAGGCCATGATGTCGGCGCGTGCGCTCATTAGCTCGGCTTCCTGATCGATTTGGTGGGTGGATGGTCACGCGCGATTTCGCGCGCACGTTCTGGTGTGATGACGTCCTTGAGGCGACGTCCAGTGCGCCCTTCAATGGCGGCTTGTACTTCCGGCCAGGTCGAGCGCCAGAATTGCCGCGGCGACCAGCCAAGCTGGCCAGTCGCAATGCGCTGCATATGCGTGATGCGGTCAATTACACTGAAGGGCTTGGGGCGTTTCCCGGATCAAGTTTGTCAAACGCCTTGTCGAGATCAGCGACGTGATCGGCTTCGGCTCTCAGCTTGTTGCCTTCCCCGATATGACCAGTGAGGGCATTGGTGATTGCCTCGCGGAATGAAGGTTCATCCGCACCGCTCAGTTGCCGCATGGCCTCGTGAGCCAGTTTTCGTGCAGCTTCTTCGCCGTCCGGATGGATAGTCAGGGTGCGGATAGCGGCCATAACCGTCTTCGGGTGGAAACCGATCAGTCGCTTGTAAAGCGTCTGCATGTCGTCGCAGTCAGCCAGCTGACACAATTGTGCCAGACGTGCGAACTCCACAACAAGAACGATTTTCGTGTTGCCGATCTGGCAGGATGCCTCGCCGCGCGCGGGATTGAAAAGCGGCTCCATATTATGCTGCCGCCGTAAAGCCGATGACGCCGGTCGCAGACATACGGCCCTGCGCCTGAAGTTCACCAGTCTTGTCGCCGGAAAATGTCATGGAGACAAGAAAGTCAGCCTCGAACGTTCCGACTGTCGGCACCACGATTTGATACTCGGTGACAACCTGATTGACGGCATCGTCGGTCATGGCTTTCTGGGCAGCATTGCCGACGAATGCACCGTCAATCTGTACGGCAATGCTCTGCATGCCATACATCAGCGAGCGCACAAGCTTGCTGCCGGGGCTGGCGCAGTCAGGCTTGGTGATGTCGATCTCTTCATTGTTGATTTCGAGAGAGCGGGCTTCGGACACACAGACCGAAACAAACTCCTCGTCGGGCAGCATCTTGCGCTTGATGACAAGCTCACGACCTAACGCCATGGCTCAATTCTCCTGTTGTGAGGGTGGGGTTGTCAGGCGGCCCGATCCGGGATGCCCGCGAATGTGCGGTATGAAACCTCGAACACGACCCGACCGGAGCCTAGGCTCTGCGCGGTTTGCGGGTCGATGAACATTTCCGATGCTGTGGGCAGGATATCGACAACGAGACCGCCAAGGTCAGATGGCGGCAAGGCCGTCTCGACCAGCAGGGCCAATTCGTCGAACTCCTTTTGCGGATCTGCTCGCCCCTTGAAATGTATGATGACGTTGACGATCAGACGCCGAAAGATGCGTGCAAGCTCTTCGCCGGTATCAAGGTCAGGGATGACGCCATCCGGGCTGGAAGTCTCATTGGTCCAGATAACGGTGAAATGTGGTGTTTCTTCCTGCTCGACTGCACGGGATCGCATGAGCGAAACCTTGCCGTTCGCGCCAGCCGAAACGACCGGTTCAAGATCGCCTCGGACCTTGTCCAGAATCCTGTATCGAAGATGCATGTCAGTAATCCTGAAGAAGCAGCCGCTTCATGGCTCTGCCGTCATCAACGTGGCCCGCAATCAGAAAGCGGTCTCCGATGTTCCTGCCATCATCACTGGCGAGAATGGTGACGCTGTCATCCTGCCTGACACCGTCGATCAGGTGCCCGGGAATCGCCAGCGTATATTTTATGCCCTCGGCGGCGATGCCTTCGAGATCGAGAAGATCGGTATCCCGAACGCCCCGGAAAATTCCACGCATTGCCGGGCGCGGCGTGCCAGCCATCGTGATTTCCACATCGACATTGCCGAGGGACGCGGTAAACGCGTCCCCCATCCGGGCAAAAACGGCAGGCCGTGACATCAGGCCAGCGCCTGTTCGAGCGCCGCCTCAGCTTCGTCCAGAGCCTTTTCGGCCGCCTCGAACGCGTTCGCTTCATCGTCGCCGGCATCCTGATGTTCAAGCGCGCCCTTCGCGTCGTCATACGCTTTTCGTGCCTCTTCGACGGCTTTCTCCAGCGCGTCGAGGTCTGGCGTTTTGGCGGGTGGCGCGGGCTGTCTGGTCCTGGCCGAAGCATCCATCCTGTTGGTTGCCGGGATAACACCAAACATATCGCCGATGCGTCGGGCTTCATCCTCGGGCAATGGTACATCAGTGCCGGGGGGAATGTCCTTCCCGGCAACAATGAGCGTGGCGGCATAGGCCTGCGTGATAGTCTTCTGCTTTGCCATGATACGTTTCTCCGTTTCGTCGATCTGGATTAGCGGACCATGGCGAAGAGCGAAGCGTTCGCGTCACCGGGGACCGGCAGCGGAGCACTCTGCGTCATGAGGAACGTGGCGGCAGGATCATCCTGATCCCACATCTTCGGGAAGCGCTCCATAGGCATCAGGCGCGCCTTGATGTCCTGAATAGCACCGTGTGCCATGAAGCCCTGCAACTGCGATGGCGAAATCACACCGACGCCGAAGCTCGGCCAGACTTCGATATCGTTGCCGGCATCATCCTGAAACAGCTGCGTGTACTGCCAGTAATTGAACTGACCGATCGAGCCGAGGTAGACAGCAACCATGTCCTCGCTGCCGGCAGCAACCGCACCGAACTGCATGACGCCATCGGCCTGACGACGATTATCGAGGGTTTCCCGCACTTCCTCGTCGGTCTGGAAGATTTCGGCTGCTTCTGCACCCAGAATGACTTCCGTGGCAGCGCCGCCCGAAGCCTTGGCGACGCGCGTTCCCCAATCGCGGATGGAGGTTCGCACCTTGACGCCCGCTTCACCCCAGCGGCTGGCACCGGTCAAAGCGACTGTCAGTTCTGCCTTTCGGCCATAATCGACAACCTGCGTTTCGTAATCCTCGCCGGACACGACAATCTTGCCGGTTTTCAGGGCTTCCGCCGCCATGATTTCTTCGCGTCGGGTAATTTCGTCATCCTGATCGAAGAGCGTGTCGGTAACGGTCTGCATGTACCGTTCCTCGGCAGTCATCTCGCCGCCGATGCGCTCGCCCGGGCGACGGCGGAAACCTTCGCCGGGGCGAATGGTATTCTTGGGCTTCACATAGGCCGGAGTGAAAACATTGGTCTGGCGACCACGAATAGCGCGCTCGCGACCGGGAACGAGCGGCGAGACAAAAGGAGCGACATTGCGACGACGCTTCAACTTGTCGAAAGCGATTTCCTCCGAATCCGACTGAAAGCCGTTCGGAAAGAAAGTATCGCGAATGAATGCGGTGGGACGGTCGCGTGACTCGATAACAGCAGCCAGCGCAACCGTGCTGAAAAGGCTTTCCATATTGGAGTTTCCTCGTTTGATGCGTTGCTAACGCGTGGATGGGTGGCGCTGCCGATCAGGCCAGCGTGTGGATATAAAGCGGAGCCGATGCCTTGCGGAACGCAGCCTCGACCGTTGCCAGAGTGTGGCCTTCGCCCAGAATGAGCTTGGAGCCATCGAAACCAGCACTGGTGTAGACGCGCTTTTCGAGCGCGCCTGCGGATGTGTCGACATCAATGGCGAGCACCACGGATGGAACTTCCGAGCCATCGGTTGCGGCAGAAGCCGACAGTTTGAATGTGCCGTCAGCATCGCCGAGTACGGCACCACGCTTCAGCACCTGGCCCGCGCCGATAGTGACAGTGCGGACAGCAACAGGGTAATCGCCGACAAGGAGATCGCCGGGCGTATAATCTTCGGATCGCATTTTGATTGCTCCCAGAAAGAGTTCGTTGAGGGAAAGAGCGCCGCTTATTAGCGGCGCCGTGCTTCGGCCCGGTTCTTGGCGAAGGCCATCAGCTTTTCATCGCCGGTGCGTGGCGCAGACTTCGAGCCGCCATTGCCGAGTGCGGGAACTCGCCCGTTCATGCGCGACGACAGCGAAGGCTTGCCGGAACCGGAGGCGCCGGACGCCTTGAGTGTGCCGATCGCAGCCTTGGCACTCATACCGGTGCTGAATGCCAGATGGGCGGCAAGAGACGGGTTGGCTTCCGCATGTGAACTGCCGAGAATGGCGGACATGCGCTTGCGCTCTGCGCGGCGGCCACGAGCGAACTCGCCCTGATCCTTGTCGTCTTCGGAAACAGGCTCATCTTCGTCCGCATCGGCGGGTTTGTCGTCGTCCTCCTCCGCCTGTGGATCGGTTTCATCCTCGTCCTCGGCTTCATCTTCCGGGCGGGTTTCGTCTTCAAGATCCTCGGGCTTTTCGTCTTCGAGGCGCGATTTCATAGACCGGCCACCGCCAACGGCAGCCCGGATAGCGCGTGCAAGCGACATCAGCTTTTTCCTTGTTCAGATTGTAGGGTTGGTCAGTCTCGGCGCTTACGCGCCTATCGCGGCCAGAAATTCGCGGAAGGCATCTTTCGGACGGGCGACAGCATCGACCAGCCCGAGATCAACAGCCTTCTGGCCTCGAAACGTATCCGCCTCGGTGGCGAGAGCGGCATCAAGTGAAAGTCGACCGGCGCGATAGCGCGCGACGTTTTCGGCAAACAGCACGCGCATAGATTCCAGATCCTCAATAGCGCTGCTGTATTCTTCGTCGGTCATTGCTTCGAACATGCCCGGACGGGCCTTCTTCTCGCCAGCTCGAAGGATGGTTACGGCGAGGCCCTGCTTCTTTGCCCATTCCGATGCATCGACATGCATGGAGATGACGCCGATTGAACCGGCATAACCGGTTGCAGGAATGACAGCCTGCCGGCAGGCCGACGCAATCAGATATGCGGCAGAACAGGCATGATCGGTCAGGATCGCCATAGTCGGCTTTTCCAGCGAAAGCTGGAATAGTTCCTCCGCGCAGTTAAAACAGCCATCCACTTCACCGCCAAAACTGTCGATCTCGAACACGGCAGCCTTGATGTCGTCACGCTCGCGACAATCGGCGATCTGTATGTTGAGGCCCTCATAGGACGTGACGCCGGAAGATTTGCCGACCCACGCTCCCTTGTTCACCAGAGAGCCTTCGACCTCGATGACGGCAACCGGCCCGACCATTTTTGGACCGTTGTAGGTTTTCTCCCCGGTCCATCCGTCGCGAAGCTCGCGCATGTCCTCGGTGAGAACACCCATTTCCGGGCCGTGGTTCATGTCGAGTTCCCGCCCTAGAACCCGAGGGCCGAAGGCGCGGGCGATAATGTTGGCCTTTCCCTCATGCAGCATCAGCGGCGTATTGAAGAGACGCGCTGCAATTTCCGGCATAGCGTACTGAATCATTGGTCCTCTTCCTCGCCTTTGCCGGTATTGGTCGGTTCGTTTGAAAAGCGCGATACAACGCCGGCACTTGCGGTTTCACCGGCAGTCACGCCATGCTTGGCTGCAAAGCGGAGTTCGCGTCCGCGCTGGATGATGTCTTCCTTCCAGTCGCGGCCCTGTTCGGCAGATTCGGATTCCTGCGTTGTGAGACCGGTCGCCAGGCGGATAGCCGCCGCCTTGGCTTCCTTCTCCGGATCAACCCAACCGCGTCCGCCGCCGATCCACGCAGCACGCACCCAGCCAGCCGGATTGGCTTCGAAGGAAACAGCACGCGCCGGCAGGCGAATACGGCCCTGATCGAATACCTCTTCCAGCCACGCCCAATAGATGGGCTGCATAAAGGAATGCGCGAAACCTGTTTTCGTTGAAGTCAGGCCCCGCCAGATTTCCAGCAATGCAGCACGAGCGCTCGAATAATTGACCTTCGACCAGTCCATGGTCAGCTGTTCATAGGTGAGCCCAATCGTGGATGCGATGTTGCGAAGCGCAGCGTTCACAAACACTTCAAACGACGCGTTCGGATGTTCGGATTTGGTGAACTCGACCTCTTCCCCCGGGTTGAGGAAATTGACCTGCGCTCCACGTAGCCTGATCGGGTCCGCCTTGTAAGCTGCCTGCTGCGCCGCTGCCATTGCATTGATCGACTTGCCAAAATCGGCTGCACCAAGCGAACTGGCGAGATCGTCCATATCAAGGGGCGTTTTGATGAATGCCGCCATAACTGCGTTGAGAGCCGCAGCCTGCAATTCGTAATCATCATAGTCCGAAATCTGTTTCAGCTTCTGAAGCACAGGGGCCCAGCGCGATACACCGCGCGTCATACCTGCGCGGGTTGCCTCGAATGCATGAACAGCGAGAGGGCGGCCATATTCTTCATTGCGCTCGATCCGTTCCCAGACAAACATTTCCCGCATACGGCTATAGACGTCGCCGGGATGGGTCTTGCGAACATGGTAGGCAACAGGCGAGTTGAAATCCGGGTCGATTTCAACACCGTCACGAAGCGTCTCGCTGTCCATCTTTCCGTTCGGATTCGAAATGCGCGCAGGGTCGATGACGTGAACGCAGGTGCCATAACCATTGCCGCCTGGACGATAGGGAAGAACCGCGAAGGCCTCACCGTCTGTGAAGCGATGGCGTGCCGCGAGGCCAAGAATCCCGGCCACCGACTTGGTGCGCTCGGCGTCAAACCAGTTCATCGGGTCGGTGGCAACATCCGACCAGAGCGCCTCGATCTGGTCGCCGATTTCGTCTGCTTCGTCCTCGGTAAGATTCAGCGTCCGGGCATTCGGTTTCGAGGACAGGCGCCATCCGGAACCGACAATATTGTCGACGAGACGCGTAACACCAGCAGATGCCCAGCCATTGTTGCGTACCGCATCGTTGATACGGTCGACGGCAGCGTCACGGGAAAAACCGAGTGCGGATTGACCAGACCACGTGCCCGGCTGCCAAGCGGACATGGAAGCATGATCGTTGCCAGCCGCGCTATAGGCAGCGCTCATGGCGTAACGCCGGCGAGCAGCAGCCCGGAGCGAGTCCGGCAACGGAGTGCCGTAGCCATCAAGAAGCACGTGCCTGCTCATCCGAACACCACGCGGCGCGCACGGGTGCGTGAAGGCGCAATACCGAGCTTCGCTTCCAGTTCACGGATATAGGCCCGAAGGCGCCCCTCGTCGGCAGTCGTGTAGGTCACACTCTCGCCCTGATAGCTAAGCTGGACCGTGGCCGCACCGGTCAGAAGACGGTGCAGAGCAGCGCGGGCTTCGGAAAGCTGCTTTTCGATAAGCGCTCTGTCCGTCATGTTCTGGTCTCCTGTTAGCCGCGCCGTGCTGCGCGAGCCCGGGCGCGGGCAATCGCCGCTGCAACGAGCGGGTTTGCTTCTTCGTTGTCGGGTTTGGCAGGCGTTCGTGTTGACGGGCGCATTGCCTGCAACATCAAGTCTTCCAGATCGAGTTGCGGTGGCGGTGGCTCGCTGGCCAGTCGCTCCGCAAGCGCGTCCCATTCTTCCTCAGTCCAGTAATTGATACCGAGGCGAAGCGCTGCAGCCTGACCCTGATTGATCATGTCGAGCGCTTCGTTCCGCATGCCGGACGGAAGCTCCCATTCATAGTAGGGATGGCCTGCGCGGTTCTTGCGCTGCACCCGTCGTTCCGACGTGGCCTGCTGGAAGAAGTCATCGCCCAGCCCCTTGGCGAACTCGAAATATCCGGTCTGTTCGGGATCTTCCTTCGTATAGGAGCGATAGAGCCCGGCCTTCATCACCGACGCGTTGAAGTTGAAAAAGCGCCGCTGATATTTGAGTGGCTTGCCGCGCTTGTCCTTTTCCTTCTTCACCTGCGCCAGCATCGGCGCTGCCTCGCGATTGTCACCACGAACCATGATGACGTCGGTGATCGGATGCTTGCGCGCCCATTCCCAGACGTCCTCGGTATAGGCGTTACCGTCGATAGCGGTCAGGTCGGCCCGCCGCTTGTTGCCCCAGAAGTCTGTCCACTCGCGGTGGATCAGTTTTGAGAGCGCATATTGCACCTGTGGTTCGGAGATATGGCCAGAATGGGGGACGTAGCCCGGCAGGCTTCGGCCCGCACTGTCATCGAAAACACCGCGATCAATCACCACACGATAGCGGTTCTTGCCGTGGCCAAGCAGCAGCCATTCCACGCGGTCGCCCTGCAC